TGCCGGTCGAACGGATGAACTTCTTCGTTCCGTCCGTGGGGACCTTCATCTCGAAGATACGCCAAGGCGCACCGTCAATGAAGACAGTGGACTGGGTCTGCACCACAGCGGAGGCTGGGGCAGGATCCAACGTGTCGTAGTCGAAGGACATGATGATGTTTCCATCGGAGTCAGTGCCCTTCAGGTTCTTGTACCGCACCGTGAAGGAGTCAATGCGATACCGTTCGTAGTGCTGTGCCACACCGGACAACCAAGGGAAGCTCTCAGCGAGCCCCGGATTGACGGCGATGTTAGCCACGGTAGCGAACGTTGTGGAACCCACGATCGTAGCGACACGCTCTTTCTCGCGGTGCCCGACGTCCCTCTGAGGGCGGGATCGAGCACTATGGTTCAGTGCTGCAGGAGCACGCACGACCTGCTTCCTTGCCACAGCCGCCAGGAGCTGACGGTTGTTGGATCGATTGGGGGAATTCTTTGCCTTAGCCCCCCCGCGGGCTCTGCGTCCATTTTGGGCTTGATTTCTCTGCATTGTATGGGATACCACCATGCAGTTGGCGGGACTGTTCATCCCTTCCTGGAGTGCTGCATTAATTCCAGCATCACACCCCCCATCCGTGCAGTCTCTCGGCAAATTCCGATCGAGACCACCGCCGCGTATCCTACTGGCGGCAAGACCGCTAACGGTCGAAACGACCTTAGCACGGCATTTTACGCGTCCACACGTACCCATGTGGCGCAACCGTTTTGGATGGTTAGGGAAGGAACCCCATGATCGGTTATAGTGTCGAACCCACTTTTAGGATGGTCCAGCGTCTCTTGCTGCCTCCTCCCACGTTGCTCACTCTGATCCTGACGGTCCTCGTTACTTACGGACCCATTTTGATGACCGGAAAATGGCTTTTTCCACGTGGAAGATCTGTTGCCAGATCCACCCCCCATAGCATGCCTGGGCGGCAACCGGTTTAACGCCTCGGCAGGCGTCCGTTGGGACTCATTCAAAGCCCGACAACCACTCGCGCGTAACAGCCCAATCAAGGGCCGCGACACGGAGCGACTCGAGCTCCAAATCCACTAAATCCGCAGACTCATACATGCGGTCCCTCATCTGGCGCTTCTCGAAGATACTAAAATTCTCTTGATTGCTCCAGCGTGGAACACGAACACGGCACTCCCATCCTGGCCTCTTGGCGAGACAGGTGGTGAATCCCTGTAGACACTTTGCTCGGGAGAGCATGTCATTCAGGTGCGTGCCACGTTGCATGCGTGGGCGACTCCGCTCTTCAGAAGTTGCGGCAATCCACGGTGCTTTGAGGTTGACGTCGACCTCCCGTACAGGGGGTCCCGGGGCGCATCCCTTGCCTAACCAGTTATGTGGAGACATCTGGTAGTGGTAATACGCCTCTCGCTGTTGGGTAGAAGTGATCTGTGGATCAATCCCCTCTATCAGCGAAACACCCATCCCTCCCATCTCAATGGGAATGAACAGGTTCCGTGTATTCCGACCATCGGAACACTCACGTCGAATCTCATGCTTGTGTCGGGACAAGTATGCGCGGAAAATGTCCGCTTGCTTTCCAGGACGGGCCCCTTGAACCAGGCGGTCAATCACTGAAGTCAGAGAACGCTCTGTAGAGACGTCATCTCCCCCCAGGACCTTTCCTTGGCCAAAATACAGTCCAACGTTCAAAAACGGGATACTGTACGGGGTCACTCGACGATTGTACAAGTCGAAGTGAAAGCACGCGGAATTCGCGTTTGCATACGTCTGATGATGATACGCTTTGCCGGGCGACATTGTCAAGCCCACGCGGTTGCCTAGTTCAACGTGTGGTTTCCACATTGACTGCTTAGCAACATAAAGCATGTCATCTCCATTCACAAGCACACCGTTCAGCTTGTCCTTCAAAGGCCTCGTGTCTTCCGCGATGTTCGCAAGATACAATCCGAGGTTTGCCAGACACAAAATGGGGAACGATAGGATCGAACCCATAAGCTGACCGTTCTTCTGTTCAACGGGCTTCACAGCCTCGCTGAATGGAAAAGGGTACCGACAGGTGTGTGGCGCCAGTACCGAGCGCCACACCTCCTGAAGGAGCGGGTCCTGTCCCTCGATGAGACGAGACAGGATTGCGGCTGACAAGGATGCACTCAACTTGTCAGTGGCGGCCGAATAGTCTATTGAGAACCACTCATAACGGCCGGATCCGAGAATACAACGATTCGATTCCAGATCGTTCAAATCGGTTGGACACAGGGGTCTCCCGATGAGGCGAAAACAGTTCATCTCCCTCATGATCCCATGCATCGCTTGCTGTAACGGCTTGCTGATGTAATAGGGGACCGCGTTTCCCTTGGAAATAACGCGGACTTTGAGAGGCTCAAGGACGGCCTGGATAGTTGCCTTGCAACGCACCCCGCCGACAAACTTGACTGCTTCGTTCAGTAACGTGTCCCTCCAAGCGGTAAGACCGCTAGGGTACTCGTACTCCTCGATCAGGACATTGTATCGAACAACGCCTCGAACGACTGCCACCGGATAATAGCGCATCCGCGCCATATCGGGCAGCACCCGGTCGGATACCGGGTTGGACGGGTTCATCGATTGAACTCGGGGGCAGAGACTGGCTAAGTAACCCAGCTGTCCACCCTTGTCCCTGGATGCTTCGAAACACGCGCGTGTGGACGCGACGTGCCGAACTTCCCCATCACCCACAAACCACGAGTTGATGTAGTCCTCGTGAGATTCCAGGTGACGGTTGGTATCGTACACACCAACCAAGCGTTTCTGAATCCGCTTTAGAATAGGTTCTAACTCCTTCATTACGAGTTGAAATGTCTCGGCGTCAATTGGATCCTCCAGATTCATAGCCTCCCGATGGTCTTCGTACGTGGTTAACACCAATGCGTCCGAAGCAGGCAAAGCGCAGCGCTTGCCCTGTAGGAGGGAGTACCATAAATGGGTATTCCGCCGATTGAACACGTTCAATCGTGAATGGCTCCACCGTTTCCAGTGGCCGGTTGCTTGAAAGACAACATCCGGAGACTTGGGTGCCTCGCACTTCAAGTATCTAGCCATGGGGGCCAATGTGAGAAACTTGGCTCTTTTGAAGAAGATGGCCTCCGATTCAATATCGAGGTAGGCCATAGCTTGCGTCTGGAACGAATCCAGAACCGCCTTGGGGGCATCGTGGTGCTGCAGAATCAGCAGCAGACCACGGAGTAGCCCGTGAGCTCTTTTACTCGACAGCACCTTACTGTCGACTGGTGGCTCAGTGACACCAGGCTCCCTGACCCTAGGAGCAAAAGTTAGAGGAACCCCCCCCGTCCCAAGGGGGTTGGATACACGACCCGAAATGCAAAGACCTGCCCGGCAGGCTTCACAACGGGATTGATCGTGACCCAAGGGTTCACTCACAACATCACTGTTAATGATACTTCCTTGTTCGGAAACGGACATGTGATAGGTTGGCTCGGTTTTAC